CGTCATTCCCACCGCGCTCTGCACCGGAATCTGGCCCGACAGCGAGCCGTCCGGCTCAATCGTGTAGTCGCCGCGATACCACCCGGCCTGCACGACCGAGAGCGTCGTGCCCACGGCCCAGTTGAACGCATAGGTGTTCCCCAGCTCGACAGGATCGCCGGGCGCGAACTCGACAGGATCGCCGGGCGCGAACTCCAGAACCTCCGTTCCCGTGCTGCTGGCGAGCGGCTGGGCCGCGTCGACCAGAAGGCCCTCATCGAACACCTCGACGAAGCGGAGCTCCTGCCCGCCCACGTTGTAGCTCGCCGTGACGATCACGTCGGAACCGCCCGAGGCCACCCATTCGATGCGCCCGGCCCCATCCCACGGCACCCACCCGACATACGATCCGGCCGACCGGCGTTCCTGGTAGCGTCCCACGGCGAGCGTGCCGTCCTGGCCGTTCGCCACGTACAGATACCGCTCTGCAGTCGTGACATCGGCCGAGCTCGCAGTGATCGCAACGGGCGACTTGATGAGCGGCGAATGGTACTGCGTCAGGTCCTCGATTATGTAGGGCCGTGTCGTCTGTCCGGTGCCGACGAGGGCGAACACGCGCGTCAGCGAGGCGTTGACGAACACCATGCCCTCGGACGTGAGCACCGGCCGGATCGTCGAACACGGATCGTCGCTGATCCGGCGAAACGAAATCGAGCCAGGCACCAGCGGATTGTTCTCCGACACAGGGACGTAGTAGACGCCCTTGTCGGTGAAGATGAACTCGTCGGCGCCGCCCACCACGTCCCGCACCGTGCAGTTGTCCGGCACAAACTCGAAGATGGCATCCTCCGGCTCGCCGCCCACGAGGAAGTCATTCACGGTGCCGGTGGCGGAGTAGACCACCGCCGATCCCACCTGCGGGAAGTCGCAGAAGATGACGCGCTGCTGGTCCTTGGAGACGACGCGCGGCCATCCCCGGAAATCCGACATCAGCGCCTCTTCCCAGAGGAACGTTGCCGCTGGCGCGGCGGCCGACTGCGATGAAACCGTCATCCTCGAGCGCGGTCCGGCCACCACTTCGCTGGACTGGAAGCCCGCCCAGTTCTGCGTCACCAGGATCGTGGCCGTCGTTCCGGCAATCCCGGTCACGACGCCGCGCGCGCTGCTCGTCACGCCCTCGACGATATCCCCTACCTGCAGGCCGGAGACAGTGTTGAAGGTCACGTTGTAGGTCGGCGGTAGCTCCTCGATGACAGTCGCCGTGGCGCTCGTCGGGCTGTTGACTGCCGTGATCTCCACCTGGCGCTCGGCATAGCGGAAGCGCACGCCAACGTGACCCGGATCGAGCACAGGCTGGGAGAAGGTCAGCGTGATGCTGCCGGACCGGGCGGACGGCTGCACCGTGATACCGCGGCCGAGAAAGAAGTTGTGGAATGGTGCGCGGATGGCGCCCGTCGGATCAGTCGCGAATGCGAAAACGCTATGCGTCCACAGGCCGATCGATGGCGTGTAGTCGAAAAGCTGCGGCCGGATGCCGGGCCCCGAGATGATGACAACGTTCTGCGACTCCGCAAAGCGCAGGTCGCCGATGATGTCCGCCGTCCACGGCATGCCCGTGATCGTCTGGGCCGTGAGCGCCCCCTTCCTGCGAAATGTGATCCGCCCGGGCTCCAGTGCCATGTACCAGGTTTCGCCGGCGGTCGGCTGAACGATGTCCGCGCGTCCGGTCGTCGAGAACAGGATGCGACGGCCCGGACGCCGCTTGAGCGCCCGCGTGCCGAGAATGCGCACGTTCCGGGCCCGCTTGAGCCCGGCGCGCATGATGTCCGTGTCGTCGCCGCGGGCGGCCGTCGGGTCGAGCTGCCCGGCTGAAAAGTCCCGCTGCGCAATGATCTGCGCATTGATCATCGGCCAACCCCACCATACGGCGGCACCGGCAGGAACGCGCGCCCACTGCCGCCCGCGCGCCGCTCGGCCGAGCGCGAGCGCAGGATGGCGCGGGCCGGCGTCTGTTGGTCGTGCCGCGTCCTCAGCTCCGCCAGCATGTCCTCGACATCAGCGTGCCGGCGGCGGGCGTTGTCCGTGTCCTCGTTCAGGCCCTGCAGCAGGTACGCCTCGACCTTGGCAATGCAGACTTCGACGAACCCCGGCGGCCACTTGTCCGGGTCAGGGGCCCGCACGTAGAGGATGGTCAGGCCCTGGTCGTGATCGCAGCAGAGCTTGTCGTCGACGATCTCGTACCGGTTGAGCGGGACCGAGCCTGGGCCGCCGTTCAGCCCGATCCAGACCGACGAGACGTGCAGGCAGTCGCCCGGCAGAGCGTAGGCTTTCGACAGGAGCGGATGCGGCGACGACGGCAGCAGGCCGGCAAGCGGCACCGTGCGCGTGGCAAAATTCCAGTCGTGCTTCGCGATCAGATAGCCGACGGCGCGCCGATAGGCCGATTCCGCCATGGTCCAGGCATCGGAGCCGTCATACTCGACGTTGAGCCGGTTGTTGCCGGTGCCGAGCAGTGCATCGTTGATGATGGAAAGCCGACTTGCCATGCGCGGTCTCCCGAATTGCCCGCACGATGGCGCTCGCCCCCGGACGATGCACCGCACATGAAAAAGCCCGGCACGAGGCCGGGCCTTTCGTCCGCCGAGACGGTGAGGGTCAGCCGGCGGCGTTCAGTTCCGCCGCCTTCTTCTCCGCCTCCTCCTTCGTCAGCTTCTCGACGACTTCTTTGTCGCCGTCCATGACGGAGTAGGAGCCCTTGCCGCGGTGGACCGCCACGAACCGCGGCTTGTCCCCGGCGGCCGCTTCATCGCCAGCCTTGGCCTCGGGCGCCAGCTCCTGCTTCTTCTCCGCTGGAAACGGCTGGAAGCTCCACTCGCCCGGATGGCCGACGACGGCCTCGCGTGCGTCGATGGTGTAGAGCTCGGCAGTCGCGCCGCTGCGGTGATAGATGGTGATCTTCCTCGGCATTGTCGGTTCCCAGGATCAAATGTGGGAGCGCCCCTCTTACGGGCACTCCGAAAGCCAGGCCGAGAACGTGATCGACGGCGTGGTCCCACCTGCAATCAGCCGCAGCCGCAGGTAGGTGAACTCATCGATCAGATCGTTCGAGACCGGAATGGCGTACCGCCCCGTCGGCGACGTGCGGGCACCACCGGTGCGGGCCGCGGTGGGGCCGATCTCAAGCATCGCAAGGTTCTCGATGCTGCCAGAGAAGTTGGCGGCATCCGCGCCCTGCAGCAGAAACGTGTACAGCTCATCCCCGTCGGTCGCGTCGTAGCTCGTGACATCGATCACGAGCGCCATGTCCTGCCGCCCCTTGCCAATCTTGAGCACGACATCCGAGCCGTTCTTCTGGACGTTGCCCGTCGCCGTCAAAGTCACGCCTTCGCCGAACAGCGTGTTGGCGTCGAGCGGGTAGTAGCGCTTCGCCATTGTCCTATCTCCACCCTTCCCGTTGCAGAAAGGGGCCCGGCGTACCGGGCCCGCCCATTACGCAGTGATCGCGCCGTTGGCGATGCTGGTCAGCCGGCAGATCGAGTATTCCTTCGAGACCAGGCCCCAGTCCCACTTGATGTGGGTCGACAGCAGAGGCAGACCGGGAAGCTGCCCCTCATCCGTGACCCGGAGCGGCACGCCCTCGATCATGAACACGCCATCCTCGCTGAACGAGACCACGAACAGCGAGGTCGTGACGGCGCTGCCACCGCCGTTGGCAACCTCGTCGAACGGCAGGATGGAGTCGTCGCGCGACTTCGGGTAGCCGAACAGGAACGGCAGATCGCCAAAGGCCAGAACGTTCCGCCCAAGCGGGTCACGCTGGTCGTAGTTGAGCATGTTGTTGGTGATCTGTGGGTTGCGCGCCGCGGCGTTCAGCAGCGGCTTGAGCGCCCGGTCGCAGATGATGTGCGTCGGGTTGCGGACGTTGTTGATCGCCTCGTCGAGCTTGGCAAGCGACAGGGGCGCGCCACCGGAGTTGGTCGAATTGTGAATGGTGGTCTGCTCATCCATCGCCGCGCGGAGCTTGAGGCCCTTCGGTTCGCGCGGATCGGCGATGTTGTCGCCGTTGATGAACGTGCGGGTGAAGTGCCGCGCCATGGCCTTCACCTTGAGCGCTTCCTGCTCCGCACGATGCTGCGGCCCGAGCTCGTCGACGAGAGCACGGTCCACCTTCACGTACTCGTCCATCAGGAAGACGCCTTCCTCCTGCATGGAGGTGCGCCCCGAGCTGGCGTTGCCGGGCTCGTTGTACGCACGGAACTTGACGTCCGGCAGCTCCTCTTCCTGCGGATAGCGATACTTGCCCTTCTTGGCCGGGCGAATGACCATCGCGGCCATGATGTCGGACTCGCCGACGAAAGTCTCGACGACCGCCCGCTCTGCGCTGCCCTCCTCAAGGCGCTGGCTGTACTGCACCAGCGTCAGGGCTTCCTCGAATTCTCCCGCCATTTCGTGCTCTCCTCACCCCTTCCCGTCAACCGCGGGCCATCCCAAGCCGCTGCCGCGCGGCCATGAACTTCTGGGCCGGCGTCATCCGGTCCCAGCCCTCGATCTGCCCCGCTCCGGCCTTCTCGCGCCCGGCCTGCGTGAAGCCGGGCCCGCCGCTCGTGACGGTGCGGATCAGGCGCTCAAGCCCCTCAACCGCAGGGGCAAACTGCAGAAGATGCTCGAAGAACGGCATCACCTCCGGCCCGAGCTTGGCCGTCAGGAAGTTCTTCACCGCCGCAACACGGTCGGCGCCCTTCGGGCCCAGCGCTTCGAGCTGCTTACCTTTCAGGGCCTCGATGTTCTGGAGCTCAGCGATCTGGTGCTTGGCGTACTCGCCAACCAGGCGCTCGAATCCGGCCTGGTCGAGGCCGAGCTGATGCGCAATCTGCCGCCCGAAATTGACCATCGGGTCGTTCGCATCGAGCTGGAAATCGAAGCCATCCGGCGCCTTCCAGTCGGCCGGCAGCTTGAGCTCGTAAGCGTCCGGCTTCTCCGGCACCGCCGCGCGGCGCGAATCCTCCGCGGCCTTGAAGGCGGCGAGGTCGTCCAGATATGCCTTGAGGTCGGCGCCCTTGATCTCGCCTTTCTCGGCATCCCAGAACTGCTCAGCCAGCCAGTCGGGGCGCTGCGGTCGATCAGGCGGGGACGCGCCGGCGAACCCCTCGGGCGCGACCGCCGCCGTGCTCGCGGGCATACCGCTGCCGGAGCCGTTCGAGGTTGAGGTCGTCGTCTGCGTCGTCGCCGCTGTCGCCGTGGCCCCTGCGTTCGCTGTCGTCATCGTCCGCACTCACCGCAAATCCCAGGATGGTTGCGGCCAATCTGCGGGCGCCCTCATGCTCATGCACCGCACAGGACGGGGAACCAGGCGGCATGACCTCCAGAAGCTGCCGCCGCAGCCACAGAACGGCCTTCTTGCCGTCCCCCGGGAACGGGCGATCCGTCAGTATCCGATGCCACGCCTGGGCCAGCTCTTGATCGGGGCTCATGCGACCTCCGTACCTGCCGGCATACCGCCGCCACCGCCCAGAACAGGCGCGAGCTGCTGCACCGCTCGCGCGATCTCTTCCTGCGAGCGCAGCACCACCACGCTGTCGCGCAGCTTCTCCTTGATGTTCTCCAGCGTCTTCGGCCCGTCGACGATCACCTCGGCCGTCTGCGGCAGGTAGGCCCTCGCCATCTCAAGAATGCGGCCGGCAATCTGCACGTCCTGGTGCTCCTGCGCCTGCTCGGTCGGGTCATAGGGCACGAGAGCGATTTCGTTGCCGTTGACCTTCACCGGCGCAATGGCGCCGCGCTGTTCGAGCAGGTACTTGAACCGCAGGAACACCTGCGCTGGAAACTCCTTCCAGAACACCTTGCCCGGCGTGCCGATGCGGCGCTTGGCCCGTGCTAGCTCGTCAAGCCACTGTTCCGCCGTCGGAGGCGTCTTGCCGACCTGTTGAGGGAAGTCGATGAAGTGCAGACGGCGGATGCGCGCCTCGATCTTCTGGAATGTGTACTCCGCGGTCATCGCATCCGAGCCGAAATCCATCGGCAGGAACGGCGCGCCCGAGCCCCACGGCCGCGCCGGATAGCCCATGCCCGGCTCGATGCCGCCCGACAGGTTGATCACCCCGTCGTCGGCATAGAAGAATGGCTTGTGTACCTGGAAGTCGCGCGCCTCGATGTCGAGCTTTTCGAGCTCGTCGAGGCGGCGAAGCTCAGGAAGCGCCTGCAGCGTCGGGCCGTCGCCATACGGGAACGACTGGTCGACATTAATGCGCCCGACGATGAGCGGGCAGGAGCCCTCGCCGCGCAGCACGCCATCGTCGACAACCCTGTCGCCGATCATGATGACCCACTGCCACACGACATCCGAGGTGTCGTCCCACCGGCGCCAGAAGCCCCACCGCACCTGGCACGATCTGTTCGGGTCGTCCTTCACCTTCCGCCGAATGCCGTCAGGCAACCGCACCCCAGGCAGAAGCGCGGGAATGTGCCGGTACCGCGTCGAGCGGACGATGAAGCGGTCATCAACCTCGCCATAGGGCCCGACGTTGATCTCCAGCTCCCGTAACGGGACGTGCTGGCAGACGATGGGCTCGTTCGGCCGCAGGCTGTCTATCCAGAGCGCAACGGTGCCGAGCGATAGGTCAGGCATGAATGCCTGGGCCGCGGCGGCGTAGAAATTCGACGCCTTGATCGCGGCCATGATCTTCGCCGTCTGCTCGTCAATGTCGTCCTTAATGTCGTTGAACTCATCCTCCGACATCTCGATGCCGGGCTTCTGGTCGCACCAGTTGATCACCTCCGGCATGAAGGTGTTCAGCACCTCGGTGGCGAAGTCCTGGGCGACCTCCATGGCGAGCGAGGTATGCAGGAGGGAGGATTCGTCCTCGCGCGCCCTGTCAGGATTCGTGATGACGTTCGACGAGACGTCCTTCGACCGGCGCGGCGCCGTGAAGAAATAGCCCTCGCGCAGATCAACTTCGATCTGCGACTTGCAGGCGCGGGCGTCCTTGAGACGCTGCACCGCCTCCTTCTCGAGCGCGGTCGCCGCCATGGCCGATCACCGTGCCGCCGTGGCGATGGACCGGGCGCCGAACGTCCGCAGGAGCCGGTTCGTGTCTCGGGCAAGCAGGGCCTGCATGGCGCCGGCCTGCGCCTCTTCCGCCTCGCGCCGCTGCCGTTCGATCTCGGCCCGCTGCTGAGCAAGCCGTTGCTCTTCCTGGATCTGCTGCGCGATCATCATGCGCCGCTGGGAGCTGCCGGAGAATGCGTTTCCCATGGGTCGGACCTCCATTCGGCCCGACCCTCTCCCCGCGGCGCGAAGTCCGCACCGCACAGGGCTCAGTCGACGAGCGCGCCACCCTGCCGCAGCAGCGCCCGATAGAGCCCGTCCGGCCGCAATGCCTGCGTCCGGCAACCGACGAGATGCGCAATCGCCGGCACGCACCAGAAACCCACGCGGAACCAGAACCGCCGACCATCGCGCGGCGAGAACGCCACCGTCACCGCGTGGTCGCGAATCCGGCTCATGTGCTCCCACGCCAGCGCGCCGTCGGTGATCACGGCGATCCGCGAGCGGCGAAGGCTCACGTCGTAGAACACCCAGTGCCCGCTCTCCGGTATCCAGCCAGCTGCCGATACGTGCTTGAACCGGCCGAGCGCCAGCCACGACAGCCACCGCGACCGCGCCCGCGTCTCGAAGAACACGAACCACGTCGCCGGCTCGACGCCATGGGCTCTCGAACGCGCGATCCGCCATGTCAGTCCTCCATGAAGAGCATCTTCGCGTGTTCGATGACGCCAACCGTGCGAACCGCTCCAGGCGACGATTGCCGGTAGCCGACCTCATCGCCGTTCGCGAACGCGACGAAAATCGTGTCGACCTGCCGCTCGCCGGCATCAATCTCCCGTAACAGCGACACGAGCACGTCGCGCGGCGTCCATTTCGAGCCGTCAAGCTCCCTGCTGGCCCGGATTTCGCCTATCGACATCGGCGCCTTCGAGAAGTCGTCCATCACGACACCCGCCGCAGCGAGCGGGCCCCCCGATACCACTTCACCGGCTGGTTCGATCCGGCCTCCCCTGGCCGCGCTCGGCCCACCATCGCCCGGCCCTCGCCGGCGCCCAGCAGCAGGTATTGCAGCGCGTCCGCAATGTCCGAGTAGCGGTCCTTCACCGGCACCGTCCGCTGGTCGTCGCCCTTCTTGAAGCGGTAGCCGCCGGCCATCGCCATCTTCAGCGTCACCACCGACGGCGACAGCAGGAACCGCGGCGCGCCGTCCCGCATCGTGTTCAGCGCGTACTCCACCACCTCAAGGCGCGTGGCGATGTCGTTCGTCGGCACCGGCGCCGGTCGCACGCTCATCCCGAACGACGCGAACACGTCGTAGGCCGTCACGTCCGACGCCTGCGTCTTGTCCTGCCCCTTCGGGTCGCCGTGCAGTCGCAGGCGCCCGTACCGGACAGCCTTCTCCACGGACTCCGTGTCCTCGCCGTCGAGAAGCCCTGGGCAATGCTGGTACAGCCACCGCCGAACGCGCGGCGCGAACACCGACGCGCCCTGATCGCTTCCGACGAGCTCGCCAATGATCTGCCAGCGGTCGTTGATGATCTGCCCGAACACCGCCGCCGGCCGCCGGCCAAAGTCCAGCCCCACCTCGACCGGCCAGTTCGCGTTGTACCGCAGCAGCTCTTTCGCGACGTGCGTCTCCTCGCGGAACATCGGCCACACGGCCTGCCCGTCAATCGGCGCCGTGATCCGGTTCATGATCGAGCTGTCGATCCAGCGTTTCGACTTGCCCTTGATCGTTTCCAGGTACAGCGGCCGGCCGCCGATCTTCGGGATCCATTTCAGGTTTTCGGCTTCCGGGTTCAGCTTGTAGTCGACAACCGTCTTCCCATCGGCGCCGAACACCTCAATCAGCCCCGGCGGCTGCACGAAATACTCCCAGCCCTCCGGCCACACCCATTCGGCCCGCTCTTCCTCCGGCATGTCCTCGGGCAACGGCACCTCGCCCGTCAGCCGCGGCAGCCAGTGGTCCTCCGTCGGAGAGTTCAGGTCAGCGAACAGCCCCGACCACGTGGCCCCGCCATCCTTCACGGCCGGGTAGTAGCCGATGCGCGACTCCGCCTCATCAAACACCTCCTTCGGAATGTACTGCAGCTCATTGATCCAGCCGCCCGTCCATTCCGTCGAGCGCAGCTTCGACACGTCCTCCGGCTTGTCGAGCGCCAGGAACACCACCTCCGCCAGCACGTCCCCCTTGCGCAGGTAATGCACCATCGGCTTCGACCACGTGAAACGGCCGAAATCCCGCTCCGGAAACCAGTCCAGCCACGTCTTCACGGTCGAGCGCTGCAGCTCCGGATACGAATTGCGGATCACGAACCACCGCGACCGCCGCAGCCCATCCGGACCCGGTGCCTGCTCGCACGCCCGACGGTAAATCTCCAGGCAGCACGCCGACGAAGTGCCCGAGCGGATCGGCCCGCGGATGATCCGCACCCGCGCATTCGACAGCAGAAACCCACGCAGCACCTTCCCGTCGGGCTCGTAGATCGGCCGCCCGTCCGCATCGCGCTCAATCCGCGGCCGATCCTCGGCGTCAACGTCCGTGACATCTCCCCGGCCTGAAGGCCGAGGCTTCTCAAGAGCCGACATAGGCTGCCTCCTGAGCTAGTTCCTGCTTCCGACCACCACTGTGGTTCGATCCACAGGCCCTGCGGCTGTGTCCCAGCCTGAGAATATTCAGCGCCGCATTCGTGTCGGCATTTGCGGTGTGCCCACATCCTATGCACACGAATTCCGACTGCGATTTGCGGCTTTCCTTGCTGATCGTTCCGCACTCTGCACACGTTTGCGATGTGTACTCAGGCGGAACCTCGATCAGCGATCCGCCTCGGTCTCCGAGCTTGTAACGGAGAAGCGTGGCGAACGTGCTCCAGCCCTTATCGAGGATCGAGCGGTTGAGACCCGCCTTCGCCTTGACGTTTCGGCCTGGAGCTTCGGCCGTGCCCTTCGCGCTGCGCGACATGTTCCGGACCTGCAGTTTCTCGATCACGACCGTGCCGTGGCTCTTGGCAATGTCGAGCGAGACCTTGTGCAGGAAATCGCGCCGCGCGTTGGCGGCCTTCATGTGCAGGCGAGCAATCCTCGCCTTCTGCTTCCGCCAGTTGGCGGAACCTTTGACGCGGCGCGCCAGCGTGCGCTGCGCATTCGCCAGTTGTCGTTCGATGCGCCCGAAGAACGACGGCGCGGTGTAGTTCGTGCCCGAGGACAGAGCCGCGAAGATCGCGACGCCGCGGTCTATGCCGACGGCAGACAATGCATTCGGAGCCGGATCGGCGACCTCGGCCTGCCACGCAATGGCAGCGTACCAGTGTCCACCGCGGCGGGTGATGGTGACATTGCGCAGTTCCCCGCCGAGAGGACGCCAGCCACGCAACTTCACCCATCCGACCTTGGGAAGTCGCACAGCGCCCTTGCTCCGGTTCAGCCGCCTGAAGCCTAGATAGGACTTGTCCTTCAGGTGGAAGCCATCGCCTTCGCCCTTGCGCTTGAAGCGCGGGAAGCCTGCACGGCCGGCGAAGAAATTCTGAAACGCCCTGTCGAGATCCTTGAGAGCCGATTGCAGCGCATGGACCGGAGCGGCCCGGAACCACTCGATCTCCTCGCGCAATCTGGTGAGTTCATGTGACTGCGATTTCAGCCCGATCTTCCTGCCCGGACGCCACCAATCGCGCCGCTGCTCAAGAGCGAGATTGTACAGCGCGCGGCATGCGCCGGCCGTCTGAGCAAGGAACGCCTCTTGCTCAGGCGTCGGCTCCAGTCGGTAGACATATGCGCGTTGGACGATCACGCCTTTCAACTCCTGTTGTGGCCGCGCTTACCCAGCCCTGAAGGACGAGGCTTGCGCGCGGTCAACGTCCGTCATACCCGCACCCATCCCTCGGCGCCCTGCACGAACGTCCCTTCCGTCGTCTCGACCATCAGCTTCCCGCCAAACACCGTCGACGACCGAAGCTCGCCAGGCGGCATCGCGCCACGCCAACACCCTCCTCGGGCCGCCACTCAGGCCACGGCTCGCCACGCGCCTCCGCCGCGCGAATGCGCTCCATGTGCGCACTCCACGCCTCCTCCTGCCGCTTTCGCCGCAGAACCTCCCGCGTCGTCGCCATCAGACCCTCCAACCCAGAATGTTCCGGGCCCAGAAATTCTCCAGACACCCCCCGGATGTTCCCCGCGGAAATCGTGTGGGGAGGGGAGGACGTCCAACTTTCGCACGCGTTTTGCCCCCACCCCCGCCCCGGCGCGCGCGTCCAGCGGCGAAGGGGAGGTGGGGCCGGTCGCTGCACCGCACCATGGCAGCGCCCGAGCGCGCCCGAGCCGATGCCGTCGCCTCGCCGAATACGTCGAGTTAACCGGCGCTTAACGCGAACCATCGTCATTCGTCGTGCTCGATCAAGGGCTTGCCGGAATCCGTTCCCGACAACCCGACCGAGCGCGGCCCCTCAGCCGGCCCGTCCAGGCGGATGACGTAGCCTGCAATGACGTTCTGGCCGCCGTTGATCGTGATGCCGCTGCCTTCCTCGGAGCCGTCGAGCGCGCGCGCGGCCTCCAGAGCGACCTTCATCGTCGCGGCCGTGGCACCCGGCTCGAGGCCGCGGTCTCGCACCGTCCGGCGCAGCAGGATGTTGCGGGCCCTCTCGCTCTCGGCGAGCACCTCAATCTCGCGCATGAACTGCCTGCGGACAGCGGGGTCGCGCATGATGAGGCGAGCGCGGTGGCGCCGGATGCCGACCTTGTCGGCGGCATCCTCGAGGCGCTCACCCTCGATCAGGAGGTTGAGGAGCTGGCGGACGCGCGGGATCGCCAGGAGCGTCTTGCCGGATGAGTTGATCGGAGGGACCGCGGGCTTGCTCATGGTGGAGAGGTTGGATCGCCTGCCTTCGCTTCCGCTCGGCTGGCTCGCTGGTCGCTCGCCACCGGCGAGAAGAACGCGCGTGGTTGGTCGCGCGAGGAGGATCGTTTTTTTCGGCTTCGGCGGCACCGCACAGGGCGATTTGCTTGCGCGTGCGGGGCCGTTCTTTGTTATCTCAATGCGTTATCGTTTCGCATCCGTTACGACATGCCGCTATGCGTCGTGCTTGACAAGTGCTTAGCAAGTCGTGCCTGGACGATCCCCGTGTGCGGTGCGAAGAGTGTCTCGACCTGATCATCTATGCAGCATGAAGAGCTACATTTACGTGATCAGCGCCACCGGCAGCCGAGTAAAGATCGGCTATTCCCACCGTCCGCAAGATCGCCTTTGCAATTTGAGGTCGTCTTCTCCGGTCGATCTTCATCTCGAATTCGTCGTTGCCGTCAGGAAGGCGCGCGATATTGAACAGATGATTCACCGCGACCTTGATCATTGCCGAACGCATGGCGAGTGGTTTGAGATATCCGTCGAAGCCGCGATAGCAGCTGTTGAGGCCAGGGCTGGAAAGGGTCGCCGCCTTGACCCGAATGATCGTGGGCAGTTGTCACGCGAGGCGCATGAAGAGCGCCTTGCAGAGCTGGACGCCTATTGGGAGCGCCTCCATGGCCCAGGCAAGCGGTTCCCAACGACATTCCCTCGCGACAAGCAGAAACGACGCTCTATCGCCGATCGAGCTTTTGCCGATTGGAAGAACCAGCAGCGTGCAGAACTCACACCCGGTGATTACCCACCATGGGAAGAGGGCCCGGCGCGCACGTTCTCCCTGTCCTGCGCCTGCGGCCATTCCGGCGAGATCACGTCGCCGCCCGAACGGCTATGGCGTCGGCCGTTGCGCTGCTCGAGCTGCGGCGGTCGCATCGAACTCCAACCCGAAGCGCTGTTCAGTCATCTGCCCGGCCGGAAAGCACCGCCCTGCGCCAGTTCTGCGTCGACGTGATGCTGGGCGAGCCCGAGCCCGCGATCGACGTGGCCGAGCGGTGGTTCACGGTCGAGCGGACGAATTGACTGTCGGCGCTCGCGCTAGTTGCCGGCTCAGCAAGCAAGCTCCCTAAGGCGAGAAAACGCCGCCATCCCCACTATGCATGATTTTGCACGCCACGCGCCGGAACGAATAAAGAACATCTTCCAATCGCGCCCAAGTGACGCTAGCTTCTGAGCGCGCAACAAAGCCGCCAGGCGGCAACCTAGCGGCTTCGTTGTACCCGCTTTGGCATTCAGCCGGGCTGCGGGTCGTTGGGTGTGTGCACTCGGAAACCTATCCGAGATTGCCCTAAGGTCAAGCCCGGCT